AGAAGCCGCCCGTTAAACGTCTCGGTGCATGTGATGGGCCAGTTCGTAAACCGGCACCAGGCGCCCGTGCGAGCGTTGGAAACGAACACATCCGAGGCGTAGCCGCTCAGGATCGGCGGCGAGACGATAGCCATCTGCTGCTCAGCCCAAAGAGCGCAAGACCAGCCGCTTTGTCCCCTCGTGCGGATTGCCTCGTTCCACGGTACGTCGATCGGGTACGAGACAGCCGTGGATGCAAGAGCCGCAAAGTCAACCTGAATGGCCTGCGAGAGCGCGACAAGCCCCAGAGTGGTAGCAATCAGCAGATCCCCGCCGGCACGAATAAGTGCCTTTGAGCCGAGGGGGATGCCTATGCGGTACACGCCGACCTTGCGCCAATCAGCGGAATCCGCGGGGTTCTTACCCTGATAGACTGCAACCTCCCCTTCGTTGGTGATGAACACGACCTGTTCCGAAAGGCCACCTTCAGCGCCACCCTCGAGCGACCATGTCTGCCCGATGATGAGCGCGCCGCCGCGGCCGAACTCAGAACCGAGACGGAGAGGCGTAAGCTCGCCCCCGATCTGGTCAACCGGCAGATACCATGCGGTCATGCTTTCCTTCTGGAGGAACCAAAGGCGGTTCTTGTAGGCCCAGACATAGGAAAGGTCAGCCGAGGTAAGGGTGGAGCCGTCCGGAAAGGTGATGCCCGGGAATAGCTCGTCCTCGTCCCCCTCGATAAGGTGGAAATCGGCCCCGTCGTAGATGAAGCCCACGCTGGCGCCATTGACCCCGAGAAGGAAGGTGCCGCCCGTCGTGGCAAACTGCACTGTTGACCAGTTGCCGCTTCCGGCGTCCTCGATCACCTCATTGCCGACCGTGGAGTTCTCCCCGATCGTGTCGGATTCCTCGTCCTCATCGAGTGCCAGTGTCCATTCGTCCTGGACGCCGATCGAGATGTTATAAGCCTGGGTAATACTCGTGATGTCGTAGACCGTGGAGGACGTCGAGGCGAACAGCTTGCGGTTATTGCCGACCACGTACTTGAACATGGTGGTAACGGGCTCGTTGTCCTGCCCCAACTCGGCATAGGTCCGGCTTCCACGACGCAGGACGGCGCCAGAGGCTGTCGGGAAATAGTTCTCCAGCACCTCGGCGCCCTGCGGCATGTTCTGGCCGTTCGGCATGGCAAGGTTGCGGTTTGTGATCCATCCGCCAGTCGGAGCGGGGAAAGCAATCTCCTGCGCCTTCCGTCCCCTTGCGGGGTTCTGCATCGGTGCGACGCGGAACATCAGCCAAGTTCCCACGGGAAGGCGTGAACGGCACCGGGGAAGCTGGCGCCGCCGTTGAGACGTATCACGCGCGATCCCTTCTCCCGGGTCTGCTCCTGTGAAAGGGCCGTTTCATAAGTCCGCAGGTCTTCGGCGTAATCGAGCCCCTTCTCCTGCTTCCATCGCCAGATCAGCGACAGGGTCAGGAGCCTTTCATCCAGGCGGAAGCTGTCACCATCCTGCGTGATCGCGGCTTTCGGCGTACCGTTCTCTCCAAGGAAGACATCCTTCGAGATGTAGTAGAACATGGCCTGCTTCCCACTCGAAAGAGTCGGAAGGGTATGGAAGCGATTGCCGAGGATCATCCACCAGCCAGGCTCAAGGTTGAACCCTCTGGTCTTGATCTGCTGCCATTCGTCCAGGGACGCGGCCTGCGTGAACCACCATTCCGGCCAGGAAGGAGATGACACACCCATGGCTTGAACCATTCGGTCGTAGTCATCGGGCAACGGGTAGCTTTCGTCACCCGTGCCCGTGATGGTGTAGAGCGTAGTCAGATTTTGCCAGTCGTGGCTTTTCATGATCTCCACGGCGGCTTCCTGCGCAAGAGCGGTGATCTCCACTTCCATTTCATTGGTCGAAGAGACAACGGCCGGCGGGCGGTGCCCTACCAACCGAGCAATTGCGCGCTGTGCTGCCGTGAGGATGGTCATTATGCGAGTTCCTTGGCGGCGCTCAGGAGCCATTCACGCGAGGGCGTCCCGGTCGGAGCGCGGCCTGCCTTCGACTTGATGAAGGCCTTCAGTTCGCCGTCGTCCATCTTGTCAAGCGGCTTGTTTGCCGCCTTCTCGATCTCGTCCGGAGAAGCTTCCTTGGGCGGGAGCGGCGCTGCCGCCTTGAGGCGTGCAATCTCGGCCTCCAGCTCCTTGATACGGTCGTCGGACTGAGGTGCCGGACGACGCTCCATGAACCTGCGCGCCATGTCCTTGAGCACGTTGCCGCTCTGGCCCAGCGTCTTCAGGTTCTGGCCTTCGAGGTGATAGAGCGCCTCGATCGAATAGACCTTGGCCGCGCGGCAAAGGGATATCTGGGCGGGGGTGATCCCGTGCTCCACCAGCATCTCAAGCGGTGTGCCAGACGCCATCTGGTCTTCGCCGGACTGGAAGGCCCGGTACTGGTCCGCGAAGCGCTCTGCGTAGGTGATGACGCGGTGGCCTTCGCGGCGATACATCGCGTCCACCGGAAGGACAGGAGAGAAGTTCTTGTCGCCGGCAAAGCGAAGCTCGACAACCTCGACAAGCTCCATGACGGGGCGCTGATGGATTTCGGACTGCGGGACGTTCTCTATGGTCTGGTGCCGGAAATAAGGGGTCACCAGATGCTCAAGTTCCGTCTCCGGAATAGGCTGAATAGTCGCTTCCATGAGAGATTACCTTTCTGAGGGGAGGGAAAGGGAGGGCCGAAACCCTCCCTCGTGCTTAGATCGCGAACTTGCGAGCCTGGAAGTAGTCGCCGGATACGACACCGCCGGTGAGCCCGGCAGGTACCTGCCAAGCGCCGGAGGAGTTGGCTGCGACGACCCAGGTAGTCTCGTTCACGTCGAGACGCGCGCCGGCGGCGTGGGTGGCTGCAGCCTGAACCATGACGTACTCATGGCCGTCAGAGCCGGTCTCCTTGTTGCCGAGGCGATAGGAGACATCGACGCCGGGCTGGAAGTCCCAGTGATACGGACCCTTGCTTTCAAGCGCGGGACCGAGCTGGGCAGTGGTACGGAAAACCATAACAGCGTTCCTTTCTTCGCGTTAACGGCTTGTGCCGTGGTTCTCGTGATAGTGGTGGGTTGCTTCCGCAGCCTTTCGTGCCGCGACAGCCTCGTCAAAGGTATCGAAGAGGCCGAGGTGGATATTCTTCCGCCCCTGACCGCTGATATATGCCTGCCACTTGCCCCGATTTTTCTTCCAATTTACGCCACTGACGCCGCTTGTATTCCGAGCGTTCAGCTTCTGGTTTCTTTGGTTCCCGCTTGAGGAGACCACGCGTAGATTGGATTCTCTGTTGTCTTCGCGGTCGCCGTTAATATGGTCGATGGAACCATTAACCGCGCCAAACACCATCACCGCTATCAAGCGATGCGCCCGGTACACTCTGTTGAGAAGCGTAGCTTGACGGTATCCATTTCGGTCACATGATGTGAAAGCTTCCTTCCCGGCATAGCGGGTGTTCCAAATCTTAGCGTCACGCTCAGACTTGAATAAAGAGGCATGCCGAACCTTCCAGAACAGACGCCCCGTTTCCGGGTCGTAGTCTAGGAGAGAGCGCAAAACCTCTTGCGACGGAAGCTCAACAGGAATATTGGATTGATCAGCCATTTCGACCTCCTTACAGGTTGGCTTGGTTAGAAGCCGCAGGGTGTTGACGCACCTTTGCGGCTTTGCTGATTCTATCCTTTCGGAGCCTTGCCTACAAGCAATTAGGCAGTACGGAGCCGCACTTGGAAGCGTGGATTCTTAACGATCAATTCGCCAGTCCACACATATCCCTGAGCGATTGCATCCTGGTTGATCGGCTTGGCGCCGTCCCCGTCGTGCATCGGCACCATGTTGTTGTTCGGGTGGTACTTCATCTCCATGCCGTCGAGGTCGAGGAGGAAGATGGTATTGGCCGGCATGACCGAACCAACGCCGCCCGCGGCAACAACTTCGATCGGGCCAGCTCCGGTCATCACCTCGAGAGCGCGGAAGCCGAGACGGCCGACCGTGCCACTGGAGTTGACGATGCGCTGATGCGCGACCAGCGAGTTTTCGATGACCGCGTAGGATGCCGGGTCCGCGATAGCCAGCTTGGCGTAGCGCGAGCCCTTCGAGCGGTTGAGCGCGATCCGCGAGAGGATCTGCCGAGCCGTCGTCTCGTCCCAGGTCGTTCCGATGTCGGAGAAGTCGCCGCCCGGGACGCTATAGGACGTGGTGCGCCACATAGCATGGAGGGAGCGGTCGATGCCGCCGTAGGTGCCGGCGTTGGCAACGATCGGAACAGCGCCGCCGAGGCCGATCATCTGGCGACCGCCCGTGCCCGTACCGTCAGCGACGATAGCGATTTCGCGAGCGTTCTTGATGCCTTCTTCGGAAGCGTTGAGGAACGTGGTCATCAGGTCGATGATCTTGGCGCGGCCCTGGTTGTAGAGCAGCTCCGTACCCGTGAGGGAGAACATCGAGGTTACGCGCTTCGGCGTGAAGACTGCCGAATTGAGCAGTTCCTTCGCCTGGATGTTGAGCTTGTCGTAGCCCGTGAACCACTGAGCGTCGAGGGTATCGACAAGCAGCGGGATGCGGATTTCCGGCCCGCCGTCGTAAGCCGTGATGGCTCCCTTTTCAGCGAGGACGGCAGTGATGGGGTGAGAGTTGTTGACGAGGTCCTGCACTTCCCGAGAGCGATCAAACATGGAAGTGGTGAGGACCTGGCGGAGATTGCGGTCTGTGACAATTGCAGCCACGGCCTTATCCTTTCAGGTCAGATGCCTAGCCCATCGAGGGCACGTCGAACGGCATCGCGGTTGTTTTTCGAGGCTTTCCCTTTGTCCTGGACAATGCCGGCGTCGGGAGCGCCCCTTACGGATTTCGTGCCAGCGTCAGACGAAGGCACACGCGATACGTCAACAGGCTCCTGGGTGGGCTTGGGCTGATCGACTGAAGAAGTCGGATTGATCCGAACAGCCATGTCGTAAGCAGCTTCCAGCCGCTCTTGCGGAGGCAAGGACGCGGGTATTTTCCCGCTCGACAAAAAGAAGGCGATATCGTCTTGCAGTTCGTCGTAGCGTGGATGCTCAGCCCGGAAGGGCTCGATGATCGAACGTGCCGCCTGCTCATGGCGCATCGCTTCGATCTCTGCCTTCAGGGCCTGAATTTCGGATGACTGGTGCTGAACCTGCGGGTCAGGAGCGCGCTGAACCGGCGCCTGTGCTGCCTGCGGGTTCTTGGTGATGAACTCGGCATACTGCTGCGGCGTGATGCCGACCGTTGCCAGCACCTGCCGAATTCCTTCGATCGGGTTGGAGTGCAGAAGGCCGTCGACGGCGGTGTAGCGCTCCAGAGCATCGGGAATGGTCGTGTTGTGCTGCTTCGCCATCTGGTCGAATTTGGAAAGCTTCGTCCAGTTGTCGTGGCTTTCCCGGTACTGCGTCAGTTCCGTGTCGTGCTCCTGCACGAGGCGGGCGACTTCGGCCTTCACGGCATGAGGAACATTGCCCCATACCTCCTTGGCCTTGGGTAGGAACCGGGCGGGCGGCTCGTGATGGCTGCGCCCCTCAGAAGCACGCGGCTTATCCGCTCCTTCCTGCCCGGTTGCGTCGTCCTTTGCAGGAGCGGCGCTCTTGTCAGCCTTGTCGGGCTGGGTCTTGTCTTCCGGCTTCGCCTCGACGGCCTTCTCATCCGGCTTTGCAGCCTTATCCTCAGGCTTTGCCTCGACCTTCTCGACCTTTGCCTTTTCCTCGGCTTCCTTCTCCTTTGCCTCGGCGGCATCAAGGGCTTTGGAAAGGGTCTCGCGAGCCGTAAGGGGCTTTGCAGCCTTGTCCTCGACCTTCGGGGCTTCCTTGACTTCCTGCGGGGGAGCGTCGGGAACACCGGCCGGCAAAGCGGCATCAAGGGGAGCGCTGGGCTCGATATGAGTCGAATAGGCTGCTTCCGCAGCCGACTGGTTGTCGGTCATGCTGAGGGTATCCTTGGTTCTGAGGGAAGGATGCTTAGGTGGTAGCCTGCGGGATCTCGCCGCGGCTTATCTTGGCCTCTGCCTTGTCGAGCAGGGTTGCAACTTCAGCCTCGGTGATCGGCTTGCGCTCCGGGGCTGTACGGGTATCTTGCGAGCCGACTTCCTCATAGGCGATGCCCTGGGGGTTTCCATCGGCTCGATATGACCTCCGCAATGCGGCCTTGTTGGTGTAGAACTGCCCATCCGCCATCGACTGCACTGGCTCGTCAAAGTCGCGGATAAGCTGGGGGAACGGCAGGTCCGATCGGGCTACGCTTCGAACTGACACGCATTTCGGGGGCCAGTTCTCCACATCATGCCAGGACATGCAGATGCGGCAGAGGCGCTGGGTCATCAGGCCTTCAGAGCCGCAATCAGGGCGTTGATCTTGGCCTTGCAGGCGTTAGCCAGTGCGGCAGCCGTCGTTGCATCCGTTGCATCGGCGGTCGTGATGGCCGTGATGCTGGTGATTGCCTCTCCGGCTGCTCCATCGGCCTGTGCAGCGACTTCCTTCGCCAGTTCGGGCACCATGCCCAGTGCGATAAGCTTACGGGGGTTTGACATGTCAGTCTCCTTCGGGTTCAGGTTCAGGTTCGGGAAGCCCCTCGATGATGAAGGGTGCGCCCCTTTCGGAAAGCACGATGGGGACGCCCATACCGTTTTCGGCGACCATCATGGTAGGAGCGCGGGTTTCAACGGCTTTGACCGGGAAACCGCCCTTCTCAACGATGACGACGGGGAAGCTCATTTCCACATAACCAATGCCGCAACCCCAAAGCCCATAGCTACGTAAGCAAGGACGATGGAGATCTTTCCGACTGTGGGGCGGTCGTCCTGAGCGACGAACTGCGATAGTGCGCCGATGAAGGCTGAAATCGCTACAAGGTAGCGCGCCGTATCTCCACCATAGACGGCAACGACTGCGATGAACGCAGCAAAGAATACGGTGGCGCTGAAGACGTAGGACGATTGCATTAAACGTTCTCTCTTTCCGCCTGATTCTGATTCATTGCTTGCTGTTCCGCAAGGGTTAGCTGACGGTCGCCCTGCTGCTCGCTGAACGACTGCTGCCGCTCGCTCATCTGGGCGCTGCGTTCGCTCTCGACGGCCTGACGCTGGCGATCCTGCGCGGACATGGCCTGATCGACCTGACGCATCTGGATATCCGCCGTCGTCTTCACGTCCTCGCGGTCTTGCTGGCGCGTCTGGTTCGATGCGTCGATGCCCATCTTCTGGATCTCGGCAAAGACCTTCTCGATGCGGGCCTCAACCTCAGCCGTCTGAGCCCGAGTCTTCTCGACCTCGAGCATGAGCTTCTGCTGGTCTGCCTGTGCCTTGCTGGAGGCTTCAGCAGCCTTAAGCTGGATCTCCTGCATCTTGGCCTGAGCGTCGGCCTGCACCTTCATGGTCTGGGCCTGGGCCTTGGCCATCTCGGCTTCGGCAAGCTTGTTCTGCGCCGCGATTAGAGCCGCCTGCTCTTCTCCGCCGCCCTCGGTCGGAAGGTTACCGGCCTCGCCCACGAAGTCATCGATCAGGTCGTCAAGCTCGCGGTTTGCCCGGTACGGCTGGAGCGCGAACTTGAGGATTCCGCCGCCGAGCTTTGCTCCCGCCTCGCCGGCCTGCATGAGCGGCATAACCGACTGCGAAGCGCCACCGAATGCCGTCAGGAACTCGTTGCGGCTTTGCTTCTCGGCAAGTTCGTCCGTCATGATGGTGGAATCCGTCTCGATATCGATGACCAGATTGCGCACCTTCTCGTCCCGAAGCATCTTCATCACGTCTTCGATGACGACGGTCGTGCTCAGTTCGCGGATCATCGGCGTATACTGCGCCATGATCTCTTGCTGCTTCTGGATGAAGGCCTGCCTGACCTGCTCCGGATCGATTTCCTCCGTCTGCTGGGCAGCGTTCTCCTCGAACTCCTGCTTCAGCTTGGTGAGGGCGTCCTTTGCCGCCTTTTCAAGCTCCTTCGTCTTGCGCTCCACCTCGGCTTTCGTCGGGATGGTCATCTGCGAGACTTCCAGAAGCTTCTCCTGGCTGTAGTTCTCCGCGATGATCTCGGCAGCGATGGCCGCGGTGTCGCGAGCGATGCGCTGCAGCTCGTCAATCTTGTCTCGGACCCTGACCGAGCCGTACTGGCTCTTGAGCTGCTGTGCTCCAAGCGTCTCCTGCGCTTCTGTGGCGCCGCGCATGATGTCACTGATGCCGGAAAGCTGGTAGAAGTCGTCGATGAGCTGTCCGCGTGCTTCAATGAGGCCCTGAATGGTCTGGGCGACGTCCGCAAGCGGGATCGTCATCATCAGACCGCCCGATGTAGCGCTCCCTGCGAAGGCAGCGGCAGGAACCGGAATAACGATCGTATCGTCGGTGGACGACAAAGCCGTTTCTACCGCGTTGCCAATGTCGCCGCCGGCCGGGATCAGCACCTTCAGCTTGACCTGGTTGAGCAGCACATAGATGCGGCCCGTCAGGTCGTTGATCTGCGAAAGGTGCGGCGCATACTGCTTGTAATCCGGCACCGGGATAAGGCTACGGCGCTGGCGCGTTCCGTATGCCGGCTTCGGGCACGGGAAGAAGTTCGAGAGGTTGAGGTGCGGCTTGTCCTCATCGAGGATCTGGCTGCAGCCTTCCGCCACCCAATAAACCTTGTTGTCAACGCGGGACCAGACTTCCCACACGCCAGCCTTGGCGCTGCTGTCGGTCGAGCCGTATGTGTCGTCCTTGTCGCGGCGGTCCTGAAACTCTGCGCTCTCGTAAGCGGCCCCGGAAGACTTCTCGAAGCGATCCTTCATCTGCTTCTTGGTCATCCAGGCGCGACGAGCGACCCAGCCTACCTCAGACCACTTGCGGGCCGGCTCATGACGGAAATCAAGGCGGTCCAGATGCTCGATGCAGACGTCTTGCTTATCCAGCGTTACCCACATGACGCCGCGGTTGGACAGTGCGAGGTCGTCGCGGGTCTCCAGCATCTCGCCATCAACGTCCGTACGATCGAACTCGCTTTCGAGGCAGCGCTCGATAAGTTCGGACACCGTCTTGACGACAGGGCTCGCGTCCTTGAACCGCGGCGATGAGATGGGCTTGGGAGGCTTGGCATACAGCGCGGGCTTCATGATCTCCATCGACGCCCAGAACAGGGCGAAGTGGTTATCGGCAAAGTCCGTCTGGTTGCTCAGCGTGAAGGCATCATCAACCTTGCGGCAGAACGTGTTATAAGCATCGAACTTCTTGCGAGCGTCCTCCAGCGCCTCAAGGAGAGAGGCCGAGCTTTTGGGCTCGCTGGAGTTCTCCAAAGAGTCTGCCAGCTCGGTCTCACGCATCATCGGTTACTCGCTGTTCTTCTTGGTGCGAACCTGCGACTTGCCGGCCGGGGAAGCTTCCGGCTCACGCTCATCGGTCGGGATCTCGCGGATGCCCTCGCCAATGCGCTCTTCGGTGAAGTCAGGGCCCTTGCCCTCGTCCGCGGCCTTCTGATCAGCTTCGCGCTGGTCGTTGAATGCCTTGATGTTCTCCTGGCTGGGGTTCACGTTGTCCGGGAAGCCAGCAGGGATTTCGAGTTCTTTAGCCATTGTCATTCTCCTTCAGGGTGTCCCGCCCATTCTCAGCGCCTGCGCATGGGCAATGGCGGCGCGTGCATTTCATCAAGGGTATTGCCTACTGCCTGAGGCTCCGGGGTGTTGTCGTTCACGACAGGCACCCACGGCCGAGACATGCAGGCATATCGGGTTTCATCCGCAGCATGGTCTTCTGCGGTTGTGTCTAGGTCTTCTGGCCTGTCTTCATCGTGCTGCAGCGCAGGGATGGTGCGGATGCTGTGGATGCACGTCGAGAAGAAGAACAGCATAGGGTTGCCGTCCTCGTCCCCTTTAAGGCGTGCCCTGAGTTGGTCCCAACCGCCCATTGCTCCGCGACCGGCAACGCGCTTGTTGTCAGCCCTACTGAAGAAGACCCCGCCACCCGTCATGAGCCGCTCGGCGATCGAAGGACCTCCATCCGAAGAGAACGCTGCCGGGTCTAGCACTCCGTAAGCGATGCTTGCTCCGAGGTCTCGAAGCTTGATCCCCTTGCCAACCTCGTCCGCGTCCATCTTCAGGCCAACGTCGGGGATAAACCTCCCCTCTGCGTCCTTCTTGCACCCGTACCATTCGAGATATTTTACAAGAGCGCCACGAGGGATGATGCGGCCTTCTGGCGTGACGAACCTTTCATTCGCGACGGCATACCACCCAAAGGCAAAGGGCTTTGCGCTACCCCAGTCACCTGCCCTGAACAGGAGCCAATCGTCAGGGATCTCGAATGGCCGGATCACATGGCGGTTGACATCAAAGTTGTCAAAGAACGCGCCCTCGACCACATTCCAGTCACCCCAGCGCATAGCCTTAACGAGACTGTCGCTACCCAGCCCGGAAAGGCGGTTTTCATAGCCGGGGTCATTCTCCGACATGGAAGGGTTATCTTCTAACCGCGCCGGGATGAACTGCCGAAGCATTCCGCCTTCCGAATTGGCGGCGCGATAAACCTTCAGAGGCTCGGCACCATCAATGAAGGTCATCTTGACGAACTGGTGCCCTATCCCCCCGGGGTTGGCACCACACAGAATGCGCGGGAATTTACCCTCGTACTTGTTCGGGAGCGTCACACCCACCATACGAACGCGGTTGCGCAGGAAGCGGTAAATCTTATCCGTGAAGTGGGTAAGCTCATCAATGAGCAGGACGTGAATTTCCGCGCCCTGATATTTGAAGCGGTCCTTCTCGTCCTTACAATGACAGAGGTAGATCTTGCTGCCGTTCCAGAACCTGATCTCGTCTTCCACAATGGTGACGAACCCGCACTCTACCCAGCCAGCCAAGAACTCACGAAAACCACTGGGGCCTTCCATGTGGTTCTTGACCAGATCGTCACGGATGCGTCGGAAGAGATAGACCTGGAGACCCGGGATCTCTGAACACCACGTAATCGCGGCCATGCGCATGAGGTGGGACTTCCCGCCGCCTGCCGCTCCCCCGTACAGGATCTCCGTAGCTTCGCTGTGGAACGCAACCTCCTGCTTCGGGTGCAGGTCGATGTCTAGTGCCGCGTCATCCTTTGTGGGCATTGAAATTTATAGTCGGGGTGAGGTCGATCTTGCCGCCGTGCTCAAGCTCCAGCTTGTCGCCGTACTTCTTCGGGCGAAGCTTACCGGCCATCCACTTGCGGGCGTCGATGCGAAGACGGGCGCGCTGGATGTTCTCACCGTTCGTCACCCAGCCAGCGTCTTCCTCGCCGCGGCGCTCCATCCAGTCATTGCGACCGTCGTCTGCAATCTCGATAATCTCATCAAAGATGGCGTCGGCCTGCTCTTCACGAGCGCGCGCGTACATGTCCGAGAATGCCTTGTTCTCTGCCAGCCATTTGAAGACAGTTGAGCGAGACGGGATATTCTGGTCCTCACAGATTGCCTTGAGGCTTTCCCCGTTGGCAATGCGCTCGCAGATGAGAAGCGCCATCTTCTCTGTGTACTTGGTGACGCCTGACATTACGTAGCCTTACCTTTGAGCGCCTCGACCTCTGCGCGGAGTTCGCGGATCAGTTCGCCGGCTTTCTTGAGTTCCTCGAAGAGGATACCGTCGACGGTATGACCGGGAACGTGGTACGCCACCCCATCGATAGGGCTTACATAAGCATAGCCGGCTGCCCCGTTCCACTGCGGCTGGGGAAGCATTCTGAGACCGATTTGCGCCATCACACGCGCCCCATCAACACAAAGCGAACGAGCCCGCCAGCGAGAAGAAGCGTGCAGAACCCCGCAATGAAGAACTGCCCCATACTCCCCTGTATGAGGGCCAAGCCGGCTAGAGCGCCAATCGCGACTGTCATGACAGCCACCGCAATTATTGTGATCCAGTTCATGCCCATGGGCGAACGCCTCCAAAATGTTCGGACGGCCTGCACTATACGCGCCCCATCAACAGCAGGACCAGCAGCACGACAAGCAAGACGCCGAGAAGGCCGGATGGTCCGTATCCCCATGCTGCAGAGTGAGCCCACGAAGGAAGGGCGCCAACGAGCAGGAGAACGAGGATGATGATCAGGATAGTGGTCATTTCGGATACTCCACGCAAAATCATTTCTATCGGCCCGTGAGGCCTTGGCATTTCGCGATACGAATTTTCTACCGCTCGACCCGAAAGAGGGCTAACGAATGTTCCGCCATCCACTCGTTGCCGTGACGATCGACGTAAATGCCGACCGACTTGCCAGAAACCCTGTCTATGAAGTGGCAACGGACACGACATTCCATCGGGTAGCTCGTGATGAGCGACCACAAACGCTTCAGCATGTTCGGATTCCTTAATGAACGCTGCAGAGCGTGAGCCCCGCTTCGCTTGCGATGGTGCGGATCATGTCCAGGCTGCTTATGACGATCAGATCGCCGATACTGCGTGGCCGGATCGCGGGTGCCATATTTGGAATTTTCAACTTTGAGAAAGTGGAGCAGATGGCCCTATCCCTTCGGATTCAGGCCCGCTCCGCGAACCCTTTCGGCACCATCCACCCTTGACGCAAATCTAAGGTATTTAGCCGGATTCGTCAAGGAATCCAAAGACCAACTGGTCATTGGCGCCTCTAATGCACGCTGCACAGGCGTGGTCACGTTCCTCGGGGGTGGTCATGCTGGCTGCCGGTCAGCGTCGAAGAGATCCGTCTTCCTGCCGCTGGCATATGGCGTCGTCATCGGGCACGGCTTGACCTGACGCTTGAATGGGGCTTGCTCATAGGCATCGCAGCAAAGGCACCAGCGTCGTGACAGAACGGTGATCCACTCGTGCGCGGTCATCACCAAAGGTCCTCGGAAAAGAGATGAGGCAGGTTCTTGTCTCGGTTTGAGGTCTGCCCGGCGGCAGCCGCAATCTTCCGCGCCTCTTCCCGCCCGACGAACCGGAACGCGTCGGTGACGAAGCCTTGCTCTACCTTGTGGGCCGCGTCGGCATCATCAAACCGATAGCAAGCCTCTACCAACCGCAGCACTTGCCCGTGTCTGGCAGGAGCCAGGAGGGAATAGACGCCGCCGTCAGGATGCTTGCACGCCACGCCGATGATGCGCTCGGCCATTCATCATCTCCTGTCATGGGAAGCCTTTGGGCTTTGGAAGAATGGTCGGGAAGGCGATCCCAGGGCCTTGATGCTGCAGACGGCGAGCTAACGCTGCTCGGTGCACTTCCGCCTCTGCTTCCCGATTAGTAACCCGCCTGGGTGCGCCGAAGCGTGGCGGGTCTTGTTGGTGGTCGGGGGGTGTCGAGGCGGCGTCGACACCCTGATTTCCATTCTGGAGCCGGCACCCCTGAAAGCCTTATGCCGCAAGGGTTTCGAGGTGATTTCCTAGCCTCAACCGGCAGGGTCATTGTGGGGGTCGGGAAGGCCGGAATGACGCCGGTCGCCGCAGCGATTACGGGTGAGAGCCTAACCTTCCCGATCTGGTTCGCTCGCCTTGGCTCGAACAAGGAACCTCCTGATCCAAAGTCAGGCGCTCTACCAGTTGAGCTACGAACGAGAAATGCTCGGGAAGGCGGCGGAGTGTTAGTCTCTCCGGTCTCAGGTGCTGTCCACCACTTCCGCAGGGCCTTCAGCGACTTCCGCTCTTTCCCCTGTCTTCCCGATTAGTCCGAGCATTCGCGCTCGGTATGCCGCTCTACACGGCCTTGGCTTGTTACCCGCTGATGCGGATGACGTTGACGAGTTCGCCGTCTTGGAGGATCGCCACCATGTCTTTCGGTAGCTTCCAATCCTCAATCACGGGAACGCCGCAGAAGGATGCCGATGCGATATCAAGCTTAGGGTCGCTGACAAGCGGTCCCGCCTGTATCTCTATGGCCTTGATGAATCCCGGAATGGACCCGACACGGACTTCCACTTGCGGCGCTAGTGACGCTAGCAAGCCGGTGACTTCGCGGGTCATGTTGGAAAGGAAATCCACTGATTCACCATAAATTTAGAGCGCATTTCTCCTACCGCCTATCTTGGCGGTGGCCCGGCGATAACCGCTCAGAAACAGCCACGTCAGTAATGCGCAAATCAGTTGCGCATTATTCTATGACGCTTCACGCAAGTTTTCAAGGGGCACGTCAACATTTGTAAACCCATTCAACATCTCGATGATGGCCTTAACCTTTCCGCCTGAAGATGGGCCAAGGACGCGGGCAGTCATGCCGGCGAACGGGGCTCCTTCCACTATCACCGCCATGCTATTCGGCGGGAATAGCCGCCTGATCTGCTTGCGTGTGGCCTTGTTCGCGCTGGCCGCTTCCGCCTGTATCCGCTTGTCTCGCTCGGTCACGTATTCCGAGTATACCTTATCTTCGATTTCAATGAGGGTCTCCATGACGTCGTCGCAGAATTGTGCCGGTGAAGAATCTCGGGAGTGCTTCAACAAGCACAGCACGCCGTCCACCGCCCTCACCTCCTCAAAATTGAAGCGGGGGAGATTGACGAAGATGTATCCCCCGATAAGGGGAAACCGCTTCTCCATCCATTGCTTCGTCCGGTGATGCTTGGCCTCTCTCCATTGACAAGGAAGGTAGCACTCGATGCCCTTCATTCGGAGATTGCGCTCGATGATAGTCTCCTGCCGATGCTCTCTGTTCGCAGCGTCCCATTTCGACGCCATGCGTTCGTACCCGGGCTTTACCCGGGCCGCGAACCAGTAGGTTTGTCTCGCCGCCGTCATACCTGTACCTCGTGTTTGCTGCTGGTTATTCTGCGTTACTCTGCTGCCTTCATACCTCCGCGTCCTTCCCTTCTGACTCTTCAGGAAGCTGGGTCACCGCATTCGGCCAAACTTCCCCACTTGCACTTGCTTCACACTGCTTGACGAACATCTCGCAGACCGAAATGAACTCACGGACTTCAGAGACGCAGCCGAATTCAAACACAGTCGTCTCCTGTGCAATCTCAACCGACCCATCGTTGAAGATTTCGAAGTAGATCGCGCGGTTCATTCCGCTGCCTCCCTGTATGGCCCGTCGATGAAAGTGACCCTCGGAAGGGTGATCTTGGCTCCTGAAATGGTGGTGCGCCGGACCCTATCGGCAGTCAGCGTCGGGAGCGCACGTGGCGGCGGCTCCACATACGTCCTGCGGTCCTCGACGGGTTGGACGCGCCG